AAAAAAGATTGTAGCTGTAGAAATGATGATCTCAATTATCAGGTTCATATTCAGGGAATGGCTTGGAGGGATGCTTAAGATATTTGGCGCAATCGCAATCGGAATTATTATCGGTCGAATGATTGGATAGAGTTATCCGGACGTAAAAGCATCCGGATAGCTAATAAATACCGTTATTTACCAGAAATATAGTTCGATGCCCCAAAAAGGAATGAAGGATGAAAATAGCAGAACAAAACTTTTATGACGATGTACGAGAGATTAGAAAAAATCTAGACAGGATCGCAGAAGCACTGGAAGCGATCGCGAAGAACGCTCCCAGTGCAAGTTTAGATATTGATAGGCTTGCTAATAATATCGAAAAAACTATTATTCATCGAAATCAATAAATTCAGAAAGCACCTTATGAATGAACTGCTCACAATTTGTTCGGGAGGTATCCATGAAAAAAGCAATTGAAGAGACACCCGTCGATGGCCTCATCGTAAAAGCAGCCAACTGTGCAGTGCTGCACATAGACACATTACGAAGGCTGGCACTCAAGGAGGAAGCAGCTGATTTCGCAGAGCCCTGCCGCATCTGCAAACGATCGGAAGAATGCAGATGCGACTGGGGTGGGACATTACAGCCCATCTTAGATTTGGCAACAGTAAAGATCAGGATGGATTCTGAAGATGAGCCAATACAATAGGACATTTATGAGAAGCCCTACATGCTGAAGATGCACTACATGTGATTTTAGTAATTTTGTAATCCGGCACTAATGTTTTCGGTTTGTATATTTCTGCACATGTAGCACTAACATTTTCGCAATTACCAGACTCAGGACACAACCCAGAACAGGAAACGTAAATATATCCAGTTGGCATGACGAATACTCCTTTCTACAGACTCGGACGCTGGCACGTCCTGTAAAAGGAGTATAGCACACGATACAGGTAAGTCGTTGGGAGGAAGAAATGCGCACGCGCAACAAGATAGCAAAAAACATATATAGCGATCTGATAAAGACGGGCGTACCGACAAAGGACGTCTGTAAGGCGTTGTCGATCACAACGAAGACTTTTTACTCCCGGGTAGCGGACCCGGATAGTTTTACCGCCCGGGAGATAAAAGCCCTGCGGAAATTCTGCAGTAAGGAAACTTGCGACATGATCACGGAATAGAAGGGAGGTAACACATGGAGCGAGTACTTGAAGAAATGCCTTTTGATAAGGCTTTTAATGTCAATGGCAACGAGCAGCTATGCCATGCGACTGGCGAGAGCGTCGATTTCGAGGACGGAACTGGTTGGTGGAGTGAATACATAGACAGTAACGGTGACCTGCATTACGGCAGGTAGGAAGGAGGTGAATCAAAATGACGTGTAAGAAATTACTGACAATAGCAGGCATCGTACTATTTGCCGTCGGCGGATCCAGCATGGACAGTTTGGACATGCGGCTTCCCGCGGCGATGACTATCAGCGGTGCGCTTTTGGTCTGGATCGGGACAAAAGAAGACCGCCACAGTTGCAGCTGCGACGGTCGGATCGAACTCTATCAAGCAACAGCATTAGAGGGATCACTGCCTATTTTACCACGGGCAATCCCGGAAAGGAAAGAAGGATGAAATTAAAAACGATTTTGGCGTTATTAATTGCGGCGAGTATGGCACTTGCGCCATGCAGCTGCCGGGCAGCAGAGCTTCCGGAGTCGGTGGTGATCATCTCGCAGTATGAGGAAGATCTGATCCTCCGCGTGGCAATGGCGGAAGCGGGGAACCAGGGAGTGGATGGCATGAGATATGTCATCAGCACGATTTTCAATCGCGTCGCAAGTGACAGTCCGGACTTTGAGGATACGATCCTCGAGGTAGTCACGCATCCGTATCAGTACAGCACCGGGTATACCGGAACGATATCTGATGACTGCAGGGAAGCGCTGGAGCTTGAGCTGCAGGAGCAGATCGACACTGACGTGCTCTGGTTTTGCTCAACCGGATGGCCGCAGTGGGGTACTCCTGCGATTCATTACGGCGGGCACTGGTTCAGTAAATAGGAGAAGCTGATGATGTTTGAAAAATTCGGGGAGTTTGGATCTGTTAAAGAACTGAATGATACGGCAGCAGGACTTCGTGATGAAGGTGATTGGGACAGCCTGAAGATGCTGGCGCAGGAGAACGGAATAGACGTAGAAGATGCACAGGACTACATGACCGGAGACCTTAACGCATTCGTCAGCGAGTACAGTGCGGCAGCAGGCCGATTGGAAGTGCAGAAGAATGCCAGCAAGCTGCCGGGGCCGATGAAAACCGTAATCTACGGAATGGCGCAAGCCATGCTGGAAGACAGGAACTTTTGCGACAGTGTTATGCAGAAAGGGAAATACCTGGATGGAGTAGTGGACTTGATGCGGAGCGAAGCACAGAAAAACAGGTCGGGGAACATGGGCTGTGTATGCGGTACAGACAGGGATCTGAGGCAAAGGATCCTCGACTATTACGGGGGAATCGGATGAAAAAGAAAGGCCTCCTGGATCTTGAACCAGTTCCAAATTATTTCGTTCCGAAACCGAAAAAGTTTCTGTTTCAGGCGGAATATGCAATTACTGGCCGGGCACGAAAAGGAGTACTCGAGATAGACGGATATGACAACAATACCGGGGAGCTTCTGTTCAGGCATTTTGTCAGTAAGAACGACTATTGCACATATGGACTCCAAGAACGGAAAAGTTGGAAGTGGGACCGGAATAGCTTGGAAACGATTAATGGTGCTTTTACATATCCGGGTTGCCTGATCAAGTACGAGGACCCGAAGCTTCTGACCATAGCGCAGAAATTGTTCGGGAAAGAAAAGATATACAGGGCATATGACAGAGTAACGGATTATATACAAGACCATGAACAGATCATCAGAGAACGTAAACAGCACAATCAGGAGACAAGAACGGAAAGACGGATCAGGACAACGATGCAGAGGTACGTTCCGAATCTTCCGGGGCAGTTCAAAAAGTGGTGTGTCATGCACTACAAGGATCAGAAGAAAGCATGGTTGGGCTCTAGATTCGCAGTAAAGCTTTTTCAGCCAGTCAGTGAAGGCGGTGTGATCGAGCGGATGTTTTGGCTGACGGGTACAGAAAAGAACGGATATTTCCTGACGGAAATATGCAGGGCATTCGCAGATTTCTACGGAGGAGAGTGGCAATCATACTATTACGGTCAGCACTGGATGAGGGCAGGAAGAAAACAGACGTTTTGGCCCAAAAAGAACAGGTCTGTAGTCGAAATTCTCCCCAAACGCTATGTCATATATGACAACCTTGATGACTTGAACATGACGCCGGCACAAAGATCGACACTCCGGATCCTCTCCGGAAAGACTGACCCGTCCATGGTCCTGTACAGACTTCGAAAGATCCCGGAGCTGGAGGTGATTGCAAAGACAGGCCTCCTGCGATGCTCAGCGCAGATCACCATGTGGGGAAGCCTAGGCAGGCTGAAAGATGCGACAAAGGATCAGTTGGGGCTCCTGAAAAAATATGATGGCGGACTGGAAAGCCTTCATTTCCTGCAGGACTTTCCGAATCTCAAAGAGGAAAACTTTAAAGAGGTATGCAAAATCAGAAGCGAGATGAAATTGCAGACGATACGGGAAGCTGCAGCTTTCGTTCCGAATATTAACCACCTTTTCACACTGTGGAGGAAGACAGGCGGAATCAAAGAGCCTCTGATCAGAAAATACATCGACTATTTGAGAATGTCCAGTCAGCAGGGGAAAGATACGACGGATGAAATCATTTACAGGGATAAAAAGTGGCAGCAGCGTCATGACGTCTATGTTGCAGAGATTACCCGCAGGAGGGAACAGGAAGATGAAAAGCGCCGGCAAGCCAAGCTTCAAAAGTATAAAGCAATTTCAGAGGATTATGAGCGAAATTGCAGACTTTTTTCATGGAGTATGAAAGGGTACCGGATCATAGTTCCCAGAGACGCTCAGGCGATCAACGAGGAAGGACGCCAACAGCATCACTGTGTAGGCGCACAGGATCAGTATAAAGAAAAGATGAGTATCAGGAAATCATGGATCCTGTTCCTGCGAAAGGAAGAAGAACCTGACAAACCTTATTACACAATTGAGGTAGACAAAGATCATGTGATCCAGTTTTTTGCCGAGTATGACCGCCAGCCAAATAAGGAAAAAGTGAAGAAAATTCTTGATGAATGGATGAAACAGGTCCGTAGGAATTTCGCGGAGGTCGAGAAAGAGGAGGCCAAAGCCATATGAATGAAATATATCAGTCTCACTTTGAAGACTATGAACAGTATAAGAAACAATTTGATGGTGTGATGAAGCGCACCGTCGGCAATTTTGTTTCCATCGGCTATCTGCTCACAGTGGCCAGGGACACGAATATCCTGCAGATGTCCGGATACAGTACGATGAGCGAATTCGCAGAGAAGGAATATAACCTTAGCGAATCCCAGGCATCCCGATTCATCTCTATCTACGAAAAATATGGAGATGGCATAGGAAATCTGCTTCCGGAATACAGGGATCACAGCTATTCACTCCTGTGCGAGATGATAACTCTTCCGGAAACGATCGCACAGGAGATCACTTCCGATTATTCCAGAGAAGATATACGGGATCTGAAAAGGGAACTCGCTGATGAACAGAAGACTTCGGATATAGAAATTCTGCTGGAAGGGAAGCCAGAGGAGCCTGTCTTATTCGCCATGCTAAAAGAATACCTGCATTCCGATCCGTCGACATTCATGCAGGCACGCAATGCCTGCATGAATGTCATGAAGACACCAATAGGCCAGGTACTGGATGCACTCGCTCCTGACGGGATCGGCATCGTCGGCGCAAGGGTACAGGGGATAGGCAGGCTGATGCTCTCGTTTAAGGGGGAGCATGAGATACCTGTCCTCATAAACCCAAGGAGTGGAATCCGAAGGGAAGTGCCATGGAGCGAGACGGCTGAAGTTCTGAAGGAAGTCACCAAGGCAGGGGAATCCATATCGATAGAGAATGCATGGGAACAGAGGTACGGGGAGCCATTCCCTTCGGAGCAGGCTCAGGAGGAACCAAAAGCAGAACAGACGGAAAAACTGGCAAAGGAAAAGACAAAAGAAAAGAAAGTCAAAATTGCGCCGGCGCAAAAGGAGAAGGTGAATGAGAAGAAGACAAGCAAAAAAAGAACTGAGGAAAGTGCTGACGGCGGAAACGATACTTCTGATTTACAAGGACGATCACCTGATGACGGCCAGAAGGATGTACTTGTACTTAATACAGGCGAAGAGGTTGAGTCTGAAAAGCAAAAAGCAGAATCGCGCACACTTTATCATGAACAGCTCAAGGACGAACAGCATGATGAGTTACATGAAGACAATTCTGGAGATGTGGAATCAGTCGAAAACAAAGGAAGCGTTGCAGAAGATGCAATCAGTGATGCAGAGAGCCAGATAATAGATAATTTTGCAGACACGATGGTACGAGCAATCACAGCAGCGGTGAACGGTACCGAGGATCCGGAAGTGATTCGGGAAAACAACGAGCAGCTGGAGAGAGCATTCAGATTCATAGACAGCTTGATTGATGAACTGACAACGTACGACAAAATCTCAATCAAAAAGACAGCTCTTTCGGAAGTAAAGAACGTCTGGAACCAACTCGAAAGATTAAGGAATAGACAAAATGTTGGCGATAATGCGGATGATTTCACTCATAAGAGTGAATGGGAGGGTGAGAAATGATCGAGATCACAAGGAAAGAGGCAGATCTAATAGCAGCCACACTGATGATCCACGAAAGAGCGGCCAAGGCAGAAATTGGCCGTGTTTACAGCGCTGAACTGAAACGGTCATGGGAAGACCGGGCAAATCAGTTCAAAAAGATGGAGGAGAAGTTTCGCGGCATTGCCAAAGGCGAAACTATCAAATGCATATAAAAAACCGCCTGCGGTGACAGGCGGCCAAATAGGGAAAGCAACATAACGGAAATGTTGTTACACCTGTTATAGCATATCTGATACAAAAAGCCAATTAATATAAGGCCTGCGGGCCTTTTTAGTTGCCCATAAAGATATTAAACTTAGAGGCTTTTCATGTACATAGAGAAGATATGGGACTTCGGATGGGCAGTGGAGGTGGAAAAGTATTATCCAAGCGGCAGATATGTTCCAGGGAAGAAGAGAGGACCGAAACAGCAGCCTACGCCAAAAGAGATGCAGGCGCAGAACGAGAAGAACAGGATCCGGAAGGTGCAGCGTCTGATCATGGCCAACTTCGGGGAGGAAGGGTATCACCTGGTGCTGAAGTACGAGAAGGATAAGCGGCCTCAGAACATGCAGGAGGCAAAGAAGAACCTGAAGCGGTTCAATGACCGGATGAGGGCAGCATATAAGAAATACGGGTTGCCCTATAAGTGGATCGCGGTAACGGAAAAAACTGCAGGAGGACATTACCACCACCACATGGTCGTCGAGGATATCCACACAGATGACATATATACCAGGAAGATTATCGAGAAGATATGGACAGATATAGGAGGATGTGGAGGAAAAAAGGATGGGAGACATCAGCCGAGGACTGCGACATTCTACGACCTGTACAAGGAAGGAGAATTCGAGGGACTGGCGCAGTACCTGATGAAGAAAGAGACAAAGGAAGAGAACGAAGGCTGCATGTATTCCTGCAGCAGGAACCTGATCAGGCCGGTGCCGAAGAAACGGGTAGTATATGCCACCCGGTGGAAACATCCGGACCAGCTCCGGCCAAGGAAAGGATACTACATCGACAAGGAGACAATTGAGACAGGCACTAACCCTTTCACAGGATTGCCATTCCTGAGATACATGATGAGGCTGATTAGAACAAAGAAACGAGAGTAGAAGCATCGCGGAGTAATCCGGAAAGGAGAATGAAAGAGAAATGACTTTAGGCGAAAAAATCAGGAAGATGAGGGAAGAGAAGGCGTATACAATTGCAGAATTTGCCCAAAAGCTGCAGGTAGACACGGAGACTGTACAGCTCCTTGAGCAGGATCAATTGCAGGATCCGGACGTTGATCTGCTTAACGGCGTTGCTGATTTACTGGAAATGACGGTCGAGGATGTATTTGATATCAACACGCCGGAGATGGCAAAAGCACTCGGATTATGTAAAGCAGGCGAAGATATGTCAAAACCGGCTACAGGTATGGTAAGCAGGATAGGGCAATGCATTTATTGCGGGCAGCAGGCGATGGTAACATGCAGCGATGAGGCTACGCAGAACGAGGTGGATCTGTTCGTAACGCACGGCTGTAATTGTGACGGAGCAAAAAAGCAGAGACAGAAAGAAGAAGCCGAGCAGGAGCGCAGACGCAAAATAGAAATGGCCGAATACAACGTGCAGACGCTGATCGGTGATGAACACCCTGATGCCGGTGAAATCATGATGGCTGCGATCCCGTATCTGGTGGACTGCGACATCAAGAAAGTAACAATCAGCATTGAAGAAGGACTGCAGGCCACAATAAGCCGTGACACATACAGCAAAGTAACAGTCGAAAAGAAAAGGACAATCGTAGATACAGCGGATTCGGAGTAGGAATGAAGAAGACAAAATCGATAGTGCAGTCAGAAGAGAGCATCAAAAAGAAGCAGTGTTACCTCTGCCTGATGCTGGAAAACGATAACAGCGTAAAGTACCAACTGCAGGAGCACCACATCTTCGGCGGATCCAGAAGATACATATCAGAGGGATACGGGCTGAAGGTGATGCTCTGCGCAAAGCATCATGGCCATGGAGGTGACTTTGATGTGCATAACGAAGGCAAGAACAACTACATGAAATACCTGCACGAAATCGGCCAGAAGACATGGATGCACAAGTACATGCAGGACCGGGGCGTCATTGAGGAAAAGGCGCTCGAAGTATTCCGGGATACTTTCGGCAAAAGCTATGTGTGAGGAGCGCTATGAGAACAGAAGTATGCGTATCAGAGTGCGCGAATACATCCTGCAGGTGGAATGCAAAATCATGCAAAGCATCAGAGGCCGACAGGACACTGGTATATATGCGCAGCCAGAGAAGATGCGAAGGCTATAAAGCACCAAAACCTGAGCCAAAGAAAACAAAAAAAAGCAAGACTGCGAAGACAGCCGCAAAAGCAACAAGGAAGAGCATCGGAAAAACAAAGGAGAAAAGCAATGGATGAAAGAGCATTGCAGATTGTAAGGGACTATATATGGGAACACTTGGACAAATCAGATCCGGAGACAACATTCGAGACGTACATCGTCTGGAAATGTAAAGCGCTGCAGAACTGTGAGTACCTGATCTCTAGTGACATTAACGATGGCATGTACTACGAACTGACCTATAACGGCATCAAAAAAGAATGGCACCTGGACACTTACAAAGATGACAAAGAAATTGAGAACAGAGTTGTAAAGGATAGGGAGGTCACGGCATGAACAAATGGATAGGTATGGGACGACTGACCAGGGATCCGGATGTCAGATATACACAGGACTCCACCTGTGTAGCCAGTTATTCTCTGGCGATAGACAGACGTAAAGCAGACAGCGACGGGAAACGTCAGGCAGACTTCATCTCCTGCGTGGCTTTCGGCAAAGCCGGCGAATTTGCGGAGAAGTACCTGAAAAAGGGAATGAAGATCTGCGTTTGTGGCCATCTGCAGTCAGGCAGCTATACAGACAACGAAGGTATCAAAAGATACAGAACAGACTGCGTCATAGAGGAGCAGGAATTTGCCGAATCAAAGAAGGATGGCAGCAGGGATGAGTATTTCGACCAGATGGCAGCAGGATACCAGGCTTCCGGAT